GAAAGAGCATTATGACGAAGTCGAGAAGATGGAAGAGAAGAAGGAAGACGAGCCGAAAAAAATGGCTGAGTCGGTCGCACACTCTGAGAATCTTCAACTCTTAAATGAGGTCAAAGCACTTCGAGAGCAACTTTTAAAAGTTGAAGCGGAGAAGTACGAGACAGCAAAGAGTGCGGCGATCAATACCCTACTCAGTGAGGGCAAGATCGCACCGAGCGCAGAAAGCGCCGCTCGTGACGCTTATGACCTACGCGACACAAAGCCCGCATTATGGGCGCATTTCTCAGAGGCCGCGCCAGTTGTACCAATGAAAGAGATTGGACACGGCGCAAGCGCTGAAGAGATCACACGAGAGAACCTAGCGGCTAGACTAGCCGAAGAAGCAAAGACAAAGAATATTTCATTCTCTGAAGCTTTGCACCAATTCCGATCAACTAACCCTGATCAATACGCTCGCATTTACGGAGGTTAACCTATGGCTGAGCAAAATATTATAAAGAGTTATATTGCGGCCGGTGCAATCACCGAGTTCGCTTTTGTTACAGTTGACACAGCGGGCAAGGTTGTCGTTGCAACCACCCCAAGCGATGCGCGCGTTGTTGGAGTTGCTCAGCGAGCGGCATCAACCGGCGATATTGTTGATGTTGTTGTTCATGGTCTAACTCGAGTAATTGCGGGTGAGGCTATCGACTTCACAGCGTCGGCAGTCCTTCCTGTTGAATGTGGCGCATTAGGTAAAGCTTTTGCAAATGATAGTGCCGGCGGTTATGGCCTCGGGTATATCCTGCCATCAAGTCAGAATCTTGTACTTGCTGACGGTGAGCAGGTCGAGATCATCTTCAACGGTCCTAAGACTCCATTACCTACCCCATAGAAAGAAGGTGATTCATGGCTAGTTCATACAGTAATATACATCCAGTAGACGAGATTCTATCAAACCTTGCTATCGAAGCGGTTCAAGGTGACAACGTATTCATTGCAGATAAAGTCTTTGAGACTGTAGCAATCCCTGAGCGAAGTGGTACTCTTCTCATCGAGAACAACCGCAACTTCACCGGAGCCGGTGCAGGTCTCGACAATCAAAGGGCGCCCGGCGCTGATCGTCAGTTATTGAGCGGCTTTGATAGAAGTAATACAACTTACAAAGCTGATATTTACTCATGGCGTGACGGCATCGCGATGGAGGATATTTTTGATTCGCAATACCCCGGAAGCGAAGAACAAAGAATGGTTCGCAAAGTTGCGCGAGCGATGCAGATCTCAAGAGAGAAGAGATGCGCTGACCTTCTTTTCAATACTTCTGAGTTTACAAACGCGGCTTGTGCAAGTCTCCAAACTGGTTCACGTTGGGATGTTGCAGGGGCTAACCCTTTGACTGACCTACACGCACTTAAAGATACTATCTTCGACAATTCCGGAGGAATGAGCGCGGATTCTTTAATCTTGGGTCGCGGTGTATTCCGTACACTTGCGCGTAACCCTGAGGTTAGAAGCTATGTGGGTGACTCTTCAGCGGGTATTGCTTCAGGTAGTAATATTCTGAGTAATGACGCAGTACTTGAAGTACTTCGCTCGATCCTTGGAATCCCTAATGTTTACGTCGCGAATGCGATCAATGACGCGGCACCTGCGGGCGCTACTTCTTCAGAATCTCAAATCTGGAACACAGAGCAAGTATTCATGGGTATCTTGCGCGGTGGCGATGCACTCGTAAACCGAAACGGCGTTAAGATGGGACCAATGGCGGCTATCAACTTCCGATATGGAGCGATGCAAGCGGGCGCTTATGACAACGAGCAAAAGACCCGCCGTTATGTATGGTCAGAGGAGATCGAGACCTTTAAGAAAATCGATTCTAACTTTGGCTTTATCGTTACTGATTGCCTTAGCTAAGGATTGATCAATGCTGTGTCGTAGTTGCGGACTCATAAACTTACTCGCAGAAAAGCGAGATGCTGATGTGCAAGCTATTGAAGAGCTTCGCCAACAAGCAAAGAATGAGCCGCCACTATTGGCACAGATCACACTTGCACAAGTGGAACAATTAGAAGCACAAGTTGCGGTTGAAAAAGCTCTTAAAAAGGGTCTTTCTCAGGCGCGTAAAACACTTAGAAACCAGATCAAGCGCGACCTTGACGCGGGCATACCTGCGGATAACTGGTTATTAATGAGCCGTGACGAGCTTATTAATTATATTTTAAATGGTGGTATGGGTGAAGTTGTTGACGGCTTTCTTGATGCCACAAACACGGTTTATGATCTCACTCTAAAACAATTATCTTTAGAGGGATTAGACCTTGACCCGGCGACATTGGCGCTCGATCGCGAGCGTTTAAACGCTCAACTTGTCGGCGCTGTCTTTGATGATGTTATACTGCCCGATCTTTCGCAACGTATACGCTCAACATTGACGGCGATTGATGCGGATGTATCTATCAGTCAAACCGCTGATTTATTATTTCAAAGATTCCAAGCGGCAGAAGGTCGAGCACTGACAGAAGCGCGAACCGCTGTCAGTCAATGGGGGCGATCGTTGACAGCGCAAGCCGCCGAAGAAGCCGGGCTTGATCACTTTTTATATGTTGGTCCCCGCGATGGAATAACGCGCGGATTCTGTGAGGAGCTGGTTGATTTAGTCGTAACATCAAAGCAGATGAGAAAACTAAACAACGGCCAAGGTTTAAGCGTGAAGACGAGCGGCGGCGGTTATAACTGCCGGCATAGTTGGGCGCCGGTGAGTGAGTCATTCATTGAAGTTGCTGATCTTGAGTTAGCAAAAGATTCAGACATTAACGCGGCAAACAAGGCGGCCAGATGAGAAAAGCAATAACTAATTTAGATTATCTTTTTCAATGGTACGCGCCCGCGCCTATCTCTGGAACACCAACGATATTAATAAACGGCGTTACAAGTTCACTAAGTCAGAATAGAGCGGCGGTGAGTGTAACAGCTATCGCGGCAGATCGACGAACCTTGACGCTATCAACGAGCGCGGCAAGTCTTGAGCAAGATCAAGAGCGCGCTTTTTTAAAGACCGATGGAGACGGCATAATCTCGGTGTTAGTTTCTCGGATAGTGGGAACTACTGCAATACTGGCGGAACCGTTACCGAGAGAGATTGACCTTTCGACGGCGTCAAGTCTTGAGTTTGCTTTATGGTCGATCACACTCACTAGCTCAGTTACTGGTACAAGCAAAAGCTACCCATATATTGTGAACTATACCGCCGACCTGGGAGCGGAAACCATATTAAGAAGTGAGAAAGGACTTTTAAAAGTCACTCCTCGCATCTTCACAACTGGACTTGATCACGATCAATTGACCGCGACCTTTCCACAATTGGCCGACATGATCCCAAGGCGACAGAGTGACCTTGACCCACAAATTAAAGCCGCGCTCGATGAGGTGGTTTTAATTGTCAGAGATCATGTGATCCCTTCGAACTGTACAGAAGATGAAGTATGGAATCCTGAGCAGTTTTTACAAGCTCATTCATACTATGCGGCGGCGCGTGTCTATGAATTAAATAATCAATTCGATCAAGCCAGTGATTTAAGAACACGCGGTGAAGATCTTTTATTGTTGGGTCTTCGTAGTGTTGCCCTTGATCTTGATGGTGATGGCGTACTTGATGAGGGCGAGGAGAACTTGAGAGAAGCCGGCGGGCGCTCAACTGATGTGAGGGGGTCGAACCCAATTACAAAAAGCGCATATGATCTGACTTTTGTACCATCACGCGCGATGAGGCATTAAAGATGCCTAATCGAGTTAAGTTCAATCTACCTTCAAACCTTTGGACCGAGCGCGACACAAAGCGGCTCGCCCTTAATACTTTGGCGAGTATTAAACGGCGAACAATGCAGGGCAAAGACGCAGACGGCAAGCCTTTTACAGAATATTCAACAACTCCGCTTTACGTCTCATTTAAGGGCGCAAGATTGAAGCCTAAAGGCTATACACGCAAAAGTCGCACAGGTAAAAGCGCATATTATGAGGGCGGCTATAAGCAATATAAAGACAAGTCAAGGAAGCGATCAAAACGACCGGCTGAAGAGATGACAAGTGACGTTGATCTTGTTTTAAGCGGCGCTTTAATGGCTAACTTCATACCGTTAAAAGTAACGAAGACTTCATTCATTCTTGGCCTTGGCTCGCCGGTTCAAAGTTACGGCTATCATGTAAACGCAAAGCGTCGATTCATTGGATTAAGTCAACCAGAGGTCGAGCAAATGACTGAGGTCATTTCAAAAGAGATTGCGCAAAAGTTAAAAAAGGGTAAGCGATGAGTCAGGGTATATTTGCATCTCTTGAACAGCTTACAAGCATGATTCAAAGCTTGACGCCTAAGACTGATACACATCACGGTTTTGTAAACCATGATCCGGCTTCGGGCTTGGTTCCTCCTTTGGAGATGCGCCCGCACTCTACTCGATATTTCGACTATGAACTTGAGACGCTCGCAGAGGATGACGGACAAGCGGGGCTGAGTGGTCGTAAACGGTGCAGTGTGAATCTTCGTGTGCGTTACGACATACCGCAAGAGCGCGGATTCTTACAAAGA